GCTTCTCCCACCACGACCCACAGGATATGGTCGTCCTGGGTCCAGATGGCGGTACTGACGTTATCGGATGCATAAGAACCGAAAGCATCGTCTGCATCATAGCCCCACAGAAAATCTCCCTTGGTGTCCAGGGCGTATATCCTCAAGGAAAGATCCACGTTGGCCGTAAAATAAATTACCCGCGAGTCCTTGGGATGAACAAAAACGTTCGTGGCCGCAGTGTTGGAGGTCCCACTCTGAAGCTCCGCCCGGATGAATTTATCCTTCAACGCCGTCACGTAATGCCCGATCGGGCCGGTTGCATCATGGCAGCTCACCCTGTAGCTCACACCGTCTTTCAGGCCGTAGATCTTCGCCTCACCCTGGAAGTTCTGCTCGACTATCCCCTCGGACGGCTCTATCTTGAACACGGTGTAGTTGGTGAACCTGTCGGCCTTGAAATGGACATAGTTCTTTGTCGGGTCGCCGTGGACCTCTGCAAACCGGGTGTTCGCCTGAAGTACAGGGGTTTCCCATGTTTTAAGATACTTCCTGTCCGCCTCCGGTATGGTCTCATCCGCTATGAGGGACTTGAAGCGTTTCTGAGCCCATTTGTTCCAGTTGCCGGGCACGGGAAAGTCTTCCGCGTTCCGCCACCAGTACCAACCCTTGGGAGGCCCTGTCTCTATCTCCTGCTGCTCAAATGCGCCCCGCGGTCGGTCCCACTTGTTCTCCTTCACGTCCCACAGCTTTTTCTCCCCTGCCGTATCGGGAAGATCCCATGTTGCGGCATGGGAGGGGGCGGCAAGGAACAGAAGGATAAGAATTTTTATTATGGTTGTTCGCATAAGATTACATCCCCGCCGGGAAGTACCAGCCGTTTAGATATGCCTCTAAAGTATGTGCTTGACTAAGGCTGTATTTAACTTCAAAGATTCCATCAACATCAGTCATTACCGGAATGGAATTAACAGTAGTCACCATCCACTCAGCACCATTGTAAAAAGCTTGCCCAATTCGATGCCCGGTATTTCCGGTTTGCCCGTTAGTTCTCCAATAACCTCTTCCTGTGTTAGCCGTTGTTGCAGGGGTATCTGCAACAAAAGTAACCATAGCCTTTATAGAAAATCCTGGGATACCCGTTGTGACATCCGTCCAGGTTGTATCGATATCTGTTCGGGGTAGAATTTCTATTTCGTCGGCCAGCATCACCAGATCCCCGCCGTCATGCCAAAACTCAAGAATATTGGTCGGGGTATCATCGGTCTTGGCGGCGAAGATGCAGCGGTCATCGCCGTTGTACCGCCCCTTGTATGTGCCGTTCCAAGAGGGTGCGGTCGTAGACCAAATCAATTCATCTGCGGTGATCTCCGTATTGCTCGTAATGGCCGAATAATCCAAATATAAGTAATAGTGGGTATTGGCCGCCGGGGTGGAGATTGCACTTGTTGTGAGTTCCGAGTCCCAGTAAGCATACTTATCCTTGCAGTAATAAGCCGCCGCTCCGACGTTTACAGTGTAGGCGGTTACCCCGCCGTTATAAGAGAACTGGGGGCGTTGATAGGCCCATGTCACCTGTCCTGCCGTGGCAATGGCATCATCAATTCCCGCAAGGTGAGCCGTCAAATGGTCAGCGTCGGATGCTTCGGCAGGATCTGTTGTCGGGGTGTAGTTGCTCGGGGTAAAGTCGATATCGAGCTGGTCCCCGTCGATCTCATCCGCGCCGTCTTTTATGTGAGACGCGGCATGGCTTGCAGCGGTCCCAATGCTGTTTATCTGGTCCTGTACATCGTCCGTAACCCCCGAGAGATGCGGCAGGGTGGACCCCGAAGTCCAATCGATCATCGAACTGGTAACGCTGAGATTGTTGAACTGGTCCTGTACGTTGTCGGTGACCCCTGAAAGCCTCGGAAGGGTCACGCCAGACGTCCAATCGAGTTGGCCTTCGGTCAGGCCGGAGATATTGTCTCCGATATTGTTTATTTGAGTTTGAACATAACCCGTGATCCCGGCAAGGTAGGGCAAAGTAGAACCGGAGGTCCAGTCAAGTTGCCCCTCCGTAATGCCGGAAAGTGTGCCAAAAAGGCCGGATATGGTAGCCTTTTTTGTAATATCGTTTGCGACATCGACGACAGGAATGACATCGGAAGAAGAGGGGGTATAGGAATCAAAGTCGGTGATCTTCTTATCGTCTTCCGCCCCTGCGAACGAAGAAGCAAACAAAAGAAAAGCAAATAGAAATATGGAAAGGATTCGTTTCATGTCAGTAGAGCATGCTGTAGCCGTTTTGCTGAATGATTATGTCTCCGTTCTGGGCAAGGATATTATTGCCATAGTTGTTCTTGGCATATCCTTGCGCCCTTCTTACCTCGATAAGCTGGTTCCGCATGTAAACCCTGCCCGGAATCCTCAGCTTGATCTTATGGGCGAAGCCTATCCTTCCGGGGTCCGCCCCCGAAGGAGTAGCCACCACATAGCCGTCACCCCTCAAGGTCAAGCTGGTTTGATAGGTGGTTGCATTTTTCGATATGGAAGGAGTCACATAAAGGGACACGCCCGTGAGGGAACTTTCATCGGGCAGTTCATATTGAAAGGCGATGTTCCGGATCTCTTGGCGCTCAATACCGAAATTCCGGAAGCCTCGATCAAACACGGAAATAATATCGTAACCGTCATCATCCGTCCCGGAGTCGAGTTGCCAAACTTCTCCCGCATACCCGCCCGCAAGCATAAGGCGGTTGTTGGAATCATCCCGAATATAAGAAATAGAGCGAAGCTCCTTGTTTCCGTTCCTCGTAAAAGTGGTCCAACGGTCCCGGTCAAGCATGTAGACCAGTTCCTTGTTATAGGTCGTTGACCCGGAACCGGATGCGACAAGCCATCTAAGACAACTGTTTACCGGATCGTAGGCTCCTATAGTCTCATCAAGCCATGCCGCGGGAATCTCCTTTTCGTGGTCCTTTTCGAAATAATGGTCTATGTCCGATGAAATTTTCTTACTCTGCCCGTTGGGCCAAAGGGCATAAAAGCCGTCTATCCCCTGGTAGGCAACGAAACTCCCTTCCGGTCTTGTAACGGCAATCGCGCTCTCGGGTGCAATACAGGGGACAGTACCGGGAAGCTCTTCGGTGAACTGCATGTAGGTTTCAGGGTTATACCCGGATGTGACATAATTCCCGGTCTTTTTAAGCCAGAGAATGCTTTCGGAATTTACCGCCAACGCGGCTATAACCTTTTCGTTTTTGCCTATCCTAAAATCGTCCTCGTGGGCTATTGCATCTGCCCCTATGAAAACATCGGGCTGATTCAGGGCGCTCGCGCATATCCTTCCCTTGTCGGTCCCGTTATAAAGCCACAGCCTGTTGTGGGCGGACAGGACCCCGGTATATCCCCCGTCGTCAATGGGGCTTGCGTAATAGGGAACGGCCGTCGCCTTGAATATCCTGGTGTAGTTGTCGATAGTGGCGGAGGTCTTAAGATACATGGCATAGCCGGAATATTCCACCCCGCCTACGGCCCTTCTCTCCCAATCGGTCGCCTGGTCGAACTCAAGGTTTCCGTCCTGGGAGAAGGCAACCCCGCCGTGTGAGGTTCCATCCGAGAAGTTGGACAGAAGCGACCAATCCGTGCCGTTCCAGTAGTACCCTGAAACAGAGGATGCGGTCTCGTTTTTATTGGTCTCGGGAAATTCGAGCCGGATGGTCCTGGGCCTGAAAGGAAAGACGAAGAACAAAGTCCCTCCCGATTCCCACTCCCCCACATCCATGTAGGTCTCGGGAGAGGAATCCGCGATGAAAAGGCTTGAATCCTCGTAAGGGCTATCCCCTGATTTTGCAAGAAGGGCCACGTGGGCGAACTGCCATGTAAGGCCGTCCCAGTGGGTCCCGAGTCCTCTCGGCGATGTCTGTATGACCGGGGATTCAAACGTACTCCCGCCCGAGAGGTAACTGGTCCAGTAATAGGAAAACCCGCCCTTCAAATATTCGGTGGTCCCGCTTGCGGTCTCATCCCATGCGGCATCGTCCGTATCGGGCTTTATGGCGTCGAAGGGGCGGCTGTATCCTATATGAACGGTGTTCCCGCTCTGCAAGGTGTGCTCTTCCCCGTCATATATCCAGTCGCTCCGATTGGTGTAGGTCCCGGATTCTGTCTCTTCCAGGATGCAAAGGGGCGCCGTGGTGGTCCCGGACCAAAGGGTAACGCCCGAGCCGTCTCCTATTGCAAGGGTGTCCCGTACCACCCCGTAAGTAATGGGTGTTGCGGTCGTTCCGCTGTCCGCATACAGGGCCGATGAACCGAACGCTTGGTCTTCTACCTGGAAGTAGCTTGTCCCGCTTGTCGATACGGATGCTGCGATAAGGTAGAAGTCATAATCCGAGTCGAACGGAAATACCTTGATAACCTCGTACGTGTTCGGTTCCGTATCGGATGTGTAATCCTCCATGCCGTAGCGAGACCAGATATCGCGTTCGGAGGGCCAGAAATTCTCAAGGTCCTGAAAGTCCGCATTCCCCAAAGAAAGAGAGCTTCCCCTGTTTATCAGTTTCCCCGTAAAAGGAATCTGAACCACGTCTTCGGGATTTATAAATGCGCAAACAAGAAAAGCGCAGCAGACTACAAGGATTATCTTATTCAGTCGGGACATATCTTTCCTGCCTTGGGGCAATGATTTCCCATATGCTTTTCTTTCTTTCCAAAAAATCCATCCGATAGCGGTCTATTTCCTGGCTGTACTGACTCCAAAACCTGTCGGAACGGTCCATCTGCCCGTCTTTCAAGAAAGCCTGAGATATCGTATAGTAGAGTATGGCCCTATCAAAAGAAGCCGGGGTCGGAATAGAAGATGTGCCCGATAAGGTCTCCTGCATGGGGACGTAATATACATAGATAGTGTTTCCGGAAACCGTCGCATCCCGCGAGTCCTTCAGAGGAAAGACCCCGACCTTGCCGTTATATTCGTAAAAGTGCTTAGGCTCATCCCCCGGCACGTAACCCAATACATCAACGGAACTTGGAAGAAGCGCCCGGAACTCCGTCTCCCCGCTCTGATAAAGAACGGTTTTAACGAAAACGTAATCATTCGAAATGGTGTACTCCGATGTGCCCGAGTCCAGGGTATGCTGCTCGCTCGACTCCAAACAATGAGTCCGAGCAATGATGTTTCGGACCGCATCGTTTATCCATGTCTCTATCTCGGCATCAGTCCACATCTTGCCGGAAGCGGATGCGCTCTCGTTTAGGATGTAACGGGCTTCCGTCACCAGATCGTCAACGGTCTTCCCGCTTACCGTCTGCCCCCCGGAAAAGGCCGAAGACGGGGGCAGGAGCAAAAGGACAAGGGCAAGTAGAACAAGGATTAGCTTTTTCATAGGGCAAACTTTTTGTACTTCACCCTCATGTTCGGGGCAAAGCCTGACATGACGTTCATTTTTGCGGCGCTCCTATCGGCCAGGTACTCGTTCATCCAAAAAAGGCCGGTCTTGCGGTGATACCAGACGTTTTGATCGTTCGGGGGAGTAAGGTAGATCCGCCCGCGCACGAATTTCAAGATGGTGTCTGCATATTTTTCAAGCGCCCCCGGAATGGTGAACCTGGTGGAGGTGGGCGCAAGGGCCACTCTCACCTGCAGTCCGATGTTGGATGTCTCCGGCACCTTTTCAAGCCTTATGGTCTGGTAGCCGTCATAGAGAAGATAGGAGATGGAGTCCCCTTCGTTCTGGCGCCAGTACCTGGACCCCTCTTTTTTCCTGGCCTCGTTTATAAGGCCGATCTCCAGCATAAGGTTTGATTTTGCAGGCGGGGTGATGGAAGAATCGAGGCTGTCCGATCCGTCATCCGTGTAGGTGGCGGAGGTGGTAGAGGAAAGCCTCTGGTAGGTGGTCCCGCTAAGACGATAGATGTAGTAGCCGTCGGCGTTGTCTATGGCGTCCCAGGTGAGGGTAATAGATCCGGAGGCGGGGCAGGTATGGGTCACTACATCACAGGGAAGGGTCTCCCCGTAGGTGTCGACATATGCCGTCACCTTGTACGAATACTCCACGGCCTCGGTAAGGGCCCCCTCGGAGGTACCGTCCGCCGCAGACGGAACGGGCGTGTTGACGGTCGCTCTCTGCGCCCCGTTAGGCGGGATACCCAGCACCTCGGCATAGGTCTCGGAAGGACTTAGGGTGTACTCATAGGTTCCCGCCGTGGTAAGCATTGCCAGAAGCTCGGTCCACGTCCAGGTTTCCCTGCAAAAATCCTTGAACCCGCTCAGGATGTAGCTGTTCAGTATGGCGGAGTCTATTCCTGCAAATTCCTTCAGCTCGCCCCTGATCTCTTCAAAATCCACGGCCAGGCCCTCCTAGATGTCTTCACCCTCGAACATCCTCTCAACCCTTGCCCCTTCAGCCTGCTCCTTCAAGGCGTCCAGGCTCTTTCTGAGGTCGATTTTTTTCCCGAATTCGGCCGCCATGTAGTCTGCGACCTGTTCCTTGTCGGTCATGGCCCGAACGGCCCTCACCTGGTCGTCTGCGTCTATGCGCTCTTTTCTCAAGGTCTCGGGGTCTTTCTCCTGCTCGACCCGATCGACCGGGGTGATCTCCCCCTTGGCCTCTCTTAGGGCCTCGGCCTTGGCGGCCGTGATCTCCTCTTCGGTCAGCCTGTCCGCTTCGGCCTCGAGCCTGGTGAGCTCATTTGCCTGGTCGATCACCGACTGCATGGGGTTGGGGCCCGCTGCGCCGGCGGCGGCCCGGTCCCTTCTGGCCTTCATCTCCTCGACCCTTTTTCTCAGGGCCTCGATTCTTATGGCCGCGGTCTCATCGTCATAAGGAACCATATCCTTTCGTCTCGCCAGGGCCTCGGTCCAGTGATAGATATGCCCCGATCCAATCTGTCTCAGCCATTTTGTAGCCATTGGATAAAATCTCCTTTCCGTGTTTTTTGAAGGGGGAGGGAACCCCCTTTTATTCAGGGATCCCCTCCTTTTGGGCGGGCAGAAACCCGGCAACTACCCTATCCGTAGAAGCACTGAAAGCCGCAGGCAAACACATCGAACACCGCAGCATCGGTATTGTGACCGAACGTGATGTCAATGGTGCCGTCGGTGATGAATACGACGCCCTGGTAGGTGGAGCCGCCCAGGTCCTCATCTGCAATCAGGGTGATTTGAGCAACTGCGGAGTTCAGGTTGAACGTGCCCATATAACCGTCCGGGTTGGAGGCCAGTCTATGGGTTTGGGTGGCCGAACTGTTGCCTATGTCTGCGGTGCAAGTGTCCCCTTCCGTCGTGGTGACATACGCCCCCACCAAAGGCGTGAGAACGAAACCCTTTTTGACCTCGAATACCTGGAGTATATCGGCCGCAGTAAAGCCGCTTGTAAGCGACTGCTGCACATTGGAGGTATTTGCCAGAAGGTTTCCGGTTCCTGCCATCAGGTTGGGAAGGGAAATGTTTGCTCGATACGGGGCCTCTCCCGGAATGTGATGCTGTATCCCCGGACCCCCGTTATACCAAGTGTAAGTCGCCATTTTTAAAACCTCCTTGTCTTAATGAAGAGAAAGGGACCTCGAAAGATCCCCCGCTCTCCCTAAAAGGAAAAAGGGTTATCAGGTGCCTTTGCGGATGTAGAGGTCGATCAGGGCCGTGCCCTTCAGCACCTTGTAGCCGTAGACGTTCAAGCCCCGGACCACTGACCCGAAAGTGCTCTCCACCTTGTCCAGGTGCTCCACTTTCGACATCTGTGAGGCAAAGGAGAGGGCGTATCGCTGGCCCGCCAGTGCATGCCATACCGTGTAGTCGCCGTCCGTGGTGGAGTAGAGCAGGTTGCTCTCATAGATCGTGAACCGATCTATGATGCCGATCCGTCCGTTTCGCAGGATGGAGGTACCGTCTCCCGCAAGGGAGGCGTCCTTGAGGTCGGACTTGAGAATCATCCCGCAAAACCATACCGGAACAACCATCCAGCGCTGTTCCTCGGGTATGTTCTGCTCTGAGAGGACCGTTCCGCAATCGACTATCTGGTCCAGGATGTCGGCCTTGGTTACCGCAAGCGGGGTCCCGGAGACCCCAAGGTTGATGTCACCGGACTTGGCGCCGGCCGAAGAGCCCTTGTTGGAGCTGTCGGCATCGGCGTAGATGTTTGCGAACACGCCGTCGGAGTCCGAGCCGTCTTCGATCGCTATCTTCATCTGCATGGCGGCATCGTCGGCCCACTTGTTCTGGAGCGGGATGTCGCTCTGGTGGATGTCGATGTAGTCCAGGATGAAGTCGAAATACTTGCCGTACTCGATGGGAAAATCCACCACTGCGGCCTCAGGCCTCTGGTGGGTGAGGGTTGAATTTTTGGTATACGACCGGATGGTGATGTCCGGGGTCTGGCGGATCTTTACAACATCGCCGACGTTCTTGATTTCTCCTTCGTAATCGGTGTTGCTTATCTCCGCCAGGCAGGTGGACTCATAGAACTTGACCAACAGCCTATATACAGGCTTCCGACTGTCGCTTAAGTAGATTTTTGGTTATTATGCCTGATGTAATTATAACAATCACGACAATAACCCTTGGCATAATGGGGAATATCCGATCTATGACACCCCAAACAGGCATCTCCGATTTTACCGTGCCTTCCCCATTTTTTATCATTCACTATTTTCAGTAATGATGCCACATCTACTTCCGGCTCATTCAGTCTGTGCGGGTGGGCTTTTAGTTGCTTTAATGCTGATTTGATGCTCTTACCATCTCGGTAATGTCCCATCTCAGCGCAACCAAGAATAAAGTAAGCTTGATCTCTTTTGATAATCATATGTTTTGCAAAATATCCAATGAACTGCTTGGCCTTTGAAGGGGGTAAGCCAAGCCATAATTGATGAACATTGTTGCCTTGAGACATTATTCGTATGCTCCCTCCGAAAGACTTATGGATAATTTCAATTCCCTCCGTGTCATAATACGAACAGGCAATAGATGCATTAAGTTGACAGGCTCCTTTTATTTGGCTCCTTGAAAAAAAACACCCATCACCATCAAAATATCCAGCAAGCCATTTCCTTGGAGGAAAATTAGGCAAAGGCAATGATTTTATTCTGCGCTGTTCTTTTAAGTAAGCCTTTGCAGTAATTAAATCCATTGGTTTGCCCTTTTCAATAACATCAAGGCACACATTTGCATAATGTCTCTTTATCACGAGATGTTTTTTGATTCTGTTCAAGAGCTTTTCAGCGGGACCGGCACGAAGTGAAACACGGCTATATCTTCCATTGCCTATCACGTTAGTGCCAAACGAACCACCAAACTCTTTATGAATCAACTGTATCACTTTATCCTGTTCTTCTTTTTGCGAGAAAGAAATAGCAAGTTGAGGGGAATATTTACCGCCTCTCCAAATAACTGCTATGCAACCATCCGCATCAAGAAATCCTGCTATGTACTTAGGTGAGAGCATTTGGAATTAACCTTCCTTGTTCCTCTCTTATTATACCCTTCCCTCGGGTTGGCATCAAGTTGCTTTTTAGCATCATGTTGCTTTTCCCGTTCTTTAGAGCCAGTTTGCGTTGCTCAATCTATTTAAGCAACTTGGTGGACCACACCTCCGGTATGAAAGTACCGCTGTACTGCGGGGTTCCCGAAGCAGCAGAAATAGCCATTTTTAAAACCTCCCGTGGTTAGCGGAATGGGCGGGCAACCCCGGCAAATGTAAAATTCCGGAATCACTTCACCCGTCCCGCCTTAAAGTCTTTGTCAAACTGGTTGATGATCTTTTCGTACTGCTCGCTCGTAATCCGCCCCTTAACCAGGTCTTGCCCCGCCTTCACGACGTCTTCCCGGCCGTACTTGGGTCCGCCCGCATCAACGGGTTTTCCCGGGCCGCCCGTCTCGGGCAGAACCTGGGACTCGAGGGGGTTTTCCTTCGAGGGAGCAGGTTGCTTGTAGGCGTTGAAAAATGCCGCCACCCTGGACGCATCCCGCCTGTTAAAAGCGGCAAGAAGAAGATCCCGGCGGCTGGAGCCGAAGGTGTCTCCCTGCCTGAGCTCGACGGGTTCCGCAGGCTGATCCAGCCAGTCGTTGAAGTCCGGATCATGGTTCTGGGCCTGCCAGGTCGGGGCCTCGGAGGATAGCTCCCGCTCAAAGCGGGATCTGCTGTCCTGGGCCACGTTCTGGCTCACCGTATGAACCGACTGCCCCACCTTTGAGAGCTGTTCCTCCAGGTGCTTGTTTCGAGTCGACAAGACCTTAACGCTCTTGACCAGCTCCTGGATTTCAGGGTCCCAATCGGCGTATTTTGCTTCGTCGATCTCGGGCGCTTCGGCTACAGAGGGCTTTTTCCCTTCCTCTCCATCTTCTTTGGCGGACGAAGGGGGAGTCTCCCGGTGAAGCTGGAAATTCATGACAATGCCGTTCAGGGCATCGATCGTCTTTTGCTGCTTCTCCAGCTCTCCCCGGATCTTCCCCGTCTCGTCCTGCACCCGTTTTTCGAACATCCCCTGGAGAGTCTGGTATTTTTGTTTCCAGTACTCAGGGTCCTTGCTCTTGTCCGGAGCGGGTTGAGGAGGGGGCTCTACATTGCCGGGTTGATTCTCGGGAGGAGTTTCTTTTCCGGGTTCCTCTCCGGTGGGGGTATCCCCTTCTCCGGAGGCGGGTTTCCCTTCGAGCATCTCCTTCTCGATCCTCTCGGCTTCTTCCTTCTGTCTTTGTACTGCTAGGGGTAGTGGCATTGCTTGACGTTCTCCTTTCAGAAATGATGCGCTCCCCGCTGTCTTGCGAGGTCTGCGCCCCGCCTCCAAGGTCCGGCATCTGCGCGGTTGTCCTTGAATGGCGGCCGGAAAATAAAAAAGCCCCGCTGGAATTCTCCAGAAAGGCTTCTTCGCACTTCATATGCCCCCTAATAAGGGGGAGGATTATTTATTCAGGCACGTTGCTGAACACAAACCATCTCCTGCGACCGGGTATCACCAGCAATCCCACCCGGCCGCTCCTGTCCTCGGTAATGCCCGATATCCAGTAGGCAATCTCTCCGCCCTTGTAGATGTAGATGCCGGACCTCCAGGCGTCGTTGCCCCGGTATTTCCGGGGCTCCACCTTGACCTGCTTATTGAGAAGCTGCTTTTGCAGGAGCCGCTCGAACCATGCGTTCTGATCGGGGCTTACCTTCCCTCCCTGCTTCTTCGCAGTGGTCTGCAGATGATCCAGGGCATGAACGCCGAGCTTCATCAGCGCCCGTCTCAGGGCGTCCCCCTGGTAATGATTGGCCTTCCGGATATCGTCAAACATGTGGGCCTTGCTCGCCTTCATTACCAGTCCCAGGTTGTCGATATCGTATGCCCGGAGATCTTCGAGGTACATCTTCTCCGTAGGATCGTCCTGCCTGAGCTTCTCCGCGGCATCGGCCATCTCCCGGACAAGTTTTTCTTCCTGTGCCGGGAGTCGGCCGTGCTCATCCAGCGCGACCTTTATAGGGGAGAGTACGTTGGGGATCTTGGTCTCGCCTATTGCCATAACCGCTCCTAACTCACATCGTCATGGATCAACAACCACACCGGACTCGCCCCGCTCCTGTAATGCGCCTTCCAGCCCTTACAGTCCCCGGCGGCATCAAGAACGAAATCCGATACCCCGGTCAGTGTCCCCTGAGAGGTTTCGATTGCATCTGAGCCGGCCGTAGGGGTCACGTTGCAAGCCGTGGTTCCCGAATCCAGCTGCTTGAATATGTAAAGTTTCCCGTCCAGGTCCGACGTAATGGTCGGGAGATTGACCGTCAGGGATTCAAGCCCGGTGGCCTTGTTGATCAGGATCCAGTCAGAGATTGTTGATGTAAGCGTGTGAGTAGTTGTACCGGTAGAGGTCCCCACACTGTACCATCCGGAATTTATAATCCCATTCACGACTTTTGTGTTGTAATCGCTCTCCCCGATGGTGAGCGCGTGATTTTCGCTCAACCGCTTGATGTTCTTGACCAGAAGGTTGGTCACATCAAATGTTTCATACCGGGCGGCCAGGGCCACAACCGCAAAAAGAACCAGGACCACCCCCGCAATAAAGCCTTTTCCGAATCGTTTCATCGTCTTATTTCCTCCCCTTGTTTTTGATGAGCTCATATTGAGTCCAGGCGCCCTCGATGATCCCGGCAAGATCATTCAGGACATCGACAGCGCCCCCATACCGCTCTATCCGTTGAGTGTTTTTAAAACCTTCCTCCATGAGCCTTTTTTTTTCGCTTTGAGCGAACTGGAGGAGAAACTGTCCTTCCCTTGTCTCTCTTAGCCTGCTCAGGCTTAGAAGATCCTGCGGGTCTTTCGGGTACTGAAGCATTGAAGTCCGCCTTTACGATGAGAATCCAAAACCAGATATAGAAAATTGCTATCAGAGCCCATAGGAGCCATAACAACAATGGAACGCTCATCTCTTCTTCGTCCTCTTCCCGGAGGACATGGATACGCCCTGTCACTGATCGCCAAACTCCTTGACCCACTTCTTGGCGTACTTGGGGTCGGAGACAAACAGAGCCCTTTGCATCTCGCAGCGTTTTCTCTTTGAACCTTTGGGTACGGGCATAAGGTCCTCACTTCTTTTTCTTAAACACCCTGGAGTACCAATCCTGTTTGGGCAGCGCCGGGGTTCCCTTCAGCGCCATCTGATTTCGATACTTGCGATAGGCCATGTCCTGGGCCGCGGTGAATACCGAATGCTTGTACTTGTCCTGGGGTGTCTTGGATTTGGGTTTATTTGGCATGTCTAGGGTCCCTCCACGTCTGCAAACCATCCCTTCAACTCCGGGTCGTCCACGCAGTAATTGACCGACCCGCATGAGTCCTTGGTAAGGCCGATAGTGGTTTCAAAATGACCGGAACCGAACCTTTCTGTTTTAACCGGCGCCTCAGTGAACACCGTCCCTGCCGGGATAACGATGTCTTTCAAGAGAACCTTTTCCATAAATTACTCCTCCGAATTTTCCTCTATCACGTCGTGAATGTAATGATTCAGCATCCAGGCCGCCCCGAGGAAGTGAATCATCGTTCTCCGCTTGTCCTTGTTATTGCCGATGAAGAGGCTTGTGTTGTCTTCAGGGTCCAGGGCTACAACCAGAAAAGCCTCTACCTCTCCCGACTTGCATCTTTCGTAGAGTTCTTTGGCAATTTCGGAACATTCGTTCTCTTCATGCTTTTTGGGGTTAAGCTTAACTAATTTCACTATCTGTTCATCCTCACCTGCTCCCCGGACCTTCCCCCTGCCGCATCGACAGACGCCCCCTTCTTCCCCTGCGGGGGCGGACCGACTTCCATGGCAGCGGCCTGCCGCTCCGCAACTATCCGCCTTTGCTCCAGCTCCGCAGCCGTGGGGATCACCTCTTCCGGGAGTTTCAGGTTCTTTACTGCGGCCCGGTGAAGGGCAGCCCTTCCTTCCAACCCCATGATTTCGAGATCCGCCGGGTTGTTGGTCTCTCGCAGGTACTCGGTCAGCCTGAGTTGCAGCTGCTCCGCAATGATCAGGTACTCGGATGCCCTGACCACCACGTTGATATCGCCCTTCTTCGGTATGTGCTTGTCATAAAGCATGACGTGCAGCCAGTGCTCCATAATGGCGGGACGGATCACATCGTCGTCTATGTGGAAGATCACGCCCCGCAACGTCTTGGTAGCCGCATTCATAAGCATGCCGAGGCCCGATGCGGTCTTCCCCGCACCCTTGACGCCTTCCTCTGCCCCGTAGATGTATTGCGGGATGCCGGTCTGCTCGGATGCCTGGAGGAAAAAATACTCATAAACCCGGAGAAGGATTTCTGTAAGGGGATCGGGCTGGAAAAAATTTACCGCCGGCCGGCCCGTTCCCATGGGATCTTTTGTCTTCCAGACCTTCAGCGGGTAGACATTTTCAATGTCCTCACCCGGGTCCACCCGATCGGTGCTGATTTCCGCCTGCGGCCCGGAGGCAAACCCCATGTTCCTGACCATAGCACGGGCAACGGCGTTACAAATCCTCTGGACATCCCGCATGAGGATCGGCGGGCATTTCCCCCAGATCTGATTGTTTATCTTCTCGTAGGCGGTCGAATAATACGGCCGTTTCCCTAATGGGTGAGGGTTTATCCGCGCCATGACGACAAAATGGCCTACCAGCCATGCCGTCACGGCGTAGTCTTTGTTGGCGTCCGGCACGGTCTTTCTGTCCATGCCCCACTCCAGGAGTTTTCTGCCCTGTGCCGCGCCCCAGAACTCCAGCGCCTCGATAGGCGGATCCGGGTCGTCATGGACATTGGACCTGCCTTCAACGTCCGCCCGCTCCTGGTCTATGCCGAGCCAGTTCTCGAGCCCCCCTTCGCCGTAGAGCTGCAGCACTCCCTGGATGGCGGATCCGGAAAAGCCCTCCACCCCGATGCAGGATTCCAGGTCCGAGCGCCTGAGCCTTATCCGCTCGACAAGGGGGCCGTCCTGGATGTTTCTCGCCCCGGGCGAGGGGTAGATGTCATAGGGGGAGGGGGCGCAGTAGTTGCGGGTGAACTTTTCCGCTATGGCCGGGACCGTTTCTCCCGCTCTATTCGTGGTCCAGGTGAGGGCTTTCTTTTTTCGAACGATAGGACCCTTTAGAAACGCGGCCGGGTAGGTGGTCAGATCGGAGATAAACGAGCCTATGGCCTGGTAGAATCCGCCCTCGGTAAGCTCGTCGTCGATGAGGGTTTCCAGGCTTTCGGCATCCTTTTTCGCCGCCTCGATCTCGCGTTTTTTGATCTCCGCCTCGATCTCCTCCATTCGCTCCTGGACCATATCGGGGGTGAGGGCGTCGAAGCCGAACTGCATCATGTATTGAGTGAGCTCTGTTTCAACCTGCTGCACAATCTGTGCCTGGAGGTGTTCCGGGAGGTCGGGTACCGGGGTGTGGGTTATGGCCCACGGCTTATCCCCGGGGGGGAGTTCGACATCCCTGAGCCAGCTCTCTGCGGCCCTGCACTTAATATTTGTCAGCAACATGTAGATGGGGTCGGTATCGCCCTCCTCCCGAAGCTCAGCTAATACGCTTGGATCATACTCGCCGTTCCGTTGCCTTGCGCATTGAAGAAGCGTCTGCTCAACATCGACTTTAGCCCTCTGCGCCGCCTGCCAGACAGATTGTATGTGGGCCGCAAGGGAGAGCAGGGGCTCCCGGTTCTGCTCTCTCTCCGCTTCCACACGGGCCTTTTCGGCCTGCTGGATCGATGTGTATTCGGCCTCCGTGACTCGCCGTATGAACGGCCTCTCGGGTATGGCTGATCGGGGTACGGGCATCTATTCGGTCCTCAGTTCAGGCAAATCATCCAGAAAAAGACCACCGGGCCTGAGCGGTGCGTCAGCATGGCGTAGGGGCCAAACGGCGGTTTTATAGTTAAGATCCTCATGCCGCTATGTTCTTCCAGGCGCGCCGGGCCCTGGCTTTGTGGTCGCGATGAAGAAGTGAGGGCACCACATCGGATGAGTGCTTTTCAAAACCCGCGAGCAGATACCGCAGCGCATGAAAAGCATAGTGCTGCTTGTCGGTCAAATCCGTATCGGCGTGAAGGCTCCAGAGCTGCTCCTTCAGGGTTGTTTGCTCGTACTGAGGAAGCTCCAACGCCTTGTCACGTTGCGCCTCTTGAATCAGGACGGCCCCATAATCCACATCTGCATGAGAAGGCGCAGGCATCAGGCTTATCCCCTGCATGCGGCTGTCGGTCAAACGCTTGTGCAGATCGCGGTAGAATCCGTCGACCTCGCGGACGGAGCGCTCCTGCTTTGCGTAGATCACCCGGCACCTGAAACGCCTTATATCGTCCGTGAGAGACTCGTACAGTCCGGAAAGCGTCTTTTCCTCCCGCTCATGAATGAATATCAAAGGCCTTTTGCCGTAGTTGTTGAGCGCCGGCCGCACCCCGAGCATGAGGTAGTATCCCGGAAACACCCCCTGGGGCATGACCACGGCCCCCCTGACATCTACGAGCAGAAACGTGGTTCTCACCCCGGTGTCTGCAACCCCGGTGGCAAGCAGTCCCTCGGCGAACGTCTGTATGAAATCGATCTTCCTCATGATTCCTATGATTCCCTGAAAAGCCAGGCCGGTTCGCCGTTCCGGGCCATGGACTCATAGTTGAATGCAAACCTGAAATGGTCTTTCTTGTTCAACCGAATGTAGACGTATTCCTTGCTCCCGGTCTCTTCGTCCTCTTCCAGCCGCTTGGCTATGGCGGTACAGTGGGGGGCGAAGGCGTCCTCGATAATGTCGCACCGCCGGGGGAGGAGAACGTCCCTCCCGGATATCTCCTTGTGGGATGCGTCCAGGGCCTCCGTGCGGTTGCTCACTACGGTGTGCTCCCTCTCATCCCACTTATACGAACCCCTCTGGTGCTTGTTGAAGTAGGAGAGAAATACCCTCCCCGGGAATCTCTTGGCAAAGCTCCTAGCCGCCTCCTGGTTGGGCAGGCCGTCTATGACGCAGCGGGAGACACGGAAAAGGTCCATGAGGCGGTCCAATTCGGTCCAGCCCTTGTAGACCCCCAGGTGGACTATCTTTCCGGCCTTCACCGGATGCTTTTGGCCTATGACGACATGGAGCAGATCCCTCTCACCGCCGCCCTGATCGACCCCCATAGTGCAGGGGATCTTACTCTCCGACTGGATCCCGTCCCACCCGCAGCAGGCCAGGACCTCGGAAATGGACAAACGGTTTTCCGCCTCGATATAACCGCGGCCCAGGACCAAACGGTAGAAGTTCGCCCGGTTGGTATGAGGGTGATTCCACTTGTCGAGAATGGTTTTCGGATCGATCCAGACAGCGTTGAGTTGAGAGATGGTAAACCCCATCACGCCGCCTACGTCCGGGCGCTTGGCAATCCACTCGCCGAAACGAGGATCCAGGGCCCGCCCGCAATGAAAGCAGGCCCTGATCACCTCGCCGGAGGAGAGAGTGTGGAGGCACTCGGGAAAGGCCTGTGGGTGGTCCTCGTCGTCCAGGCAGGAGTATTTGCCGCAATGCCGGCACTTGATATGCCAGTACTCCTGATCGGAGATGTCGAATTTGGAGCATATGCCGTAGTCGGGTAGGGTGGGATTTGCGAGATAAACTTTGGTCTTGATCGTGCTGTGGGCCAGGCGGGAGTCAACGTAGTCGTCTACCTGGTCGCAGGGTATCATCTCGTCATACTCGTCCATGACGGCATGATCGCAGGGGTCGCCTTTCAACGATCCAGAAGACTTCATAATGCCACCCTGGATGGACTGAGCCAGCCTGCCGGAGCGAAAATAGATGAAGCCGCTGCCGATGTTTTTCAGATTTGCGCGGTTGGTATCCTTGACGAAAGCCGCGATGCTTTCGGGGTTACGGGAGATGAGGGGATTGAATCTCGAGGCTGAAAAATCGTTGACCTTGCCTTGGTTGGGGAAAAGGTAATATATTCCAACGGGATAATACCCGGTTATAAGGCCGTGAATGCAGTTTAAAACCTCCGACTCGGTAAATGCCATCTGTGTTGCCTTGCGAATGACCTTGACCGGAGGGCGTATCGACATAGGCCGCACCTGGAACTCATGGCCGTCAAGCTGAAACTGTGCACCTACCAGCTGAATCTGGTTGTAGTAAGCCCAGAGCCATGGGTCGTAGAGCTTCATCAGTTCGGTTGTACGATCTCCAACTGCTGATATCATTCCGCGCCCTTCAGATGCGAATTAATGATTTCGATCTTTATCCGATCGGCCACTTTTTCCAGCAATTTCCTGTCCTCGCCGGTTAGGGCGAATGCATGAGTGATCGGCCCGCCTCCGCCGCCGGTCAGCTCGATCGCCAGTTGCTGCTTTTCAAACAGCGTCCTGAAGTGCCCGGCAAACGCAATTATGGCATCTTGAAACTGCTCCGCCTCGTCGTTTTCGAAATACCCTGCGGCCTTGAGAGCTGATAATTTCAGGTAGATCCCCCTGGCGAGCTTCCCGGCTTCGTTCTGCCTGCGCACATCCCCGGCGAAATCTTTGTGATTGACCAGGCGGAAGAATTTCTTTGCCTCCCGCTTGCACTTGTGGAGCAAATCAATCATGTTGATCAGGTGATTTTCCTTTCCCCTTGCGTTCACCTGTCCTTTCTTTCTTGATCTCACTGCCTCATCTCGTATCCGGCCATTCGGCCCAGAACCCAGGCAACGGCCGGCTGTGTCACCTGGAGGATCTCAAACAAGCGCCATCCCGCAGTCGCTGTGTCATGAGCCTCCGACTGATCTCCTGAGAGTTGATACTGCTGCTCCTCGGTGCGGTCCTTGATCCCGGTGTAGTCTGGTTTTGACTTATTCATCCGTTGCCCTATCCGCCATCCTGCCGAGCTCGTGCCGGGCAAAGGCACATAAAATCATCTCGCATCGCCTGCGCGGCATCCAACCTGTCCGCTCAAAACGGCCAATCGACTCCACCGCCCCCAGGGGAAACAGTATGGCGATATCGGCTCTCCGCTCTGCGTAGTTGAGTCCGTAACCGCTGCCCCCGGCGCCATCCAGGGAAAGCGGCTTTGCGCTTGCCCCGCGCACCCACTCGGCTACCTTGTTCCAAAATCGCTTGATCCTGACCGGGCATTCGTAAATAAAAAAACCCTCAACCGTTACCGGCAGAGGGCACCAAAGCGTTTTGTTGTAACCGCAACGAACCTGCTTTCTGCTCTTGAGAGATTTGATCTGTTTACATAGCGCAACCACAGGTTATCAAAATCCTCTCAAAGTGATAGGTTTTTGTAAAGGCAACGCGGACTAACATTCATGGGTCGTTTGACCCCTATTGAGGCCACGTACTCATACCATTTCGACACTTTTTACGAGTGCCTCGTTTAATTGGCTCGGAAAGATCGCCAACGTCGGCTTGTACGCCTCGATGAAAGGAGCGTTGATCTTCTCCAGGATGGTCCTGGCGACCACAGGACTGCGCTTCAAGTATCTCGCAATATCCTTGAGCTCGACAAGCGGCTGCTCGTTTACAGGGATCGGCATTCCCGGGGTGAGAATAACCCGCAGACCCATAGCCACGGTCAAGCGGTTCATCTCCTCGTGGTACGCCCTTGTCCAGGCCGCTTTTTCCTCATCCGTACCCGACAGCACTGGTGCGACTGCATCTGCATACTTTTCCGCCTTCCTGATCTGGCTGTTGACCAACTCCTCTTCCTTGGCTGTCATTTTGCGCAGTACGATTCGGTTCATTTATATCCCTCCGTATTTTTATTTCCTGCTATATCCACCACTTACCAACAAAATGCATTTTACCTCAGAAATAATGAAAATATTTCTTGACATCCTTACCAAACTATATATAATGGTATCAACACTGACACTGACAGTCTGATTAACCCCAAACCCGAAAGGAGAGAGATCATGATCATCACGAGCCCCGCTATCCGGGAAACCAAAAACGGAAGCCTTAAGGCCGCCAAAGACGCCATCCAAAAAGCCAAAGGAGCCTAACATGCCCAAACCCAAACCCAAATTTAACGCCACACACACCGTACACGTCACCCCGATGTCGTCAGCCGACTGGTACACCCTCAGGCGGCTGGCATATGAAAACCAAAAACCTTTAAGTCACTACGTGGCCGAGATATTGACGGCGCACGTACAGGAGAAGAAAGGAGCGAAGTCATGAGTAAAAAAGTTAAAGACAATCTTGATGCCGGTCTTTGGGTGTCTTACTGCGATGATTATGTCGCCGCCGTCTATCAGGACACCGACTCAGGACAGTTCGTCATCACCTACCACAAAGAGGCGATGCCCGCGTTTAACAGCGAATCATTCAATTCGTTTGAAGAACTCATTACCGCCATGCGAGAAATCGAATCAGACCTCCGCAAATGGCGAATAAGAACTATTTAACCCGCCCGCAAGGGAGAAAGAGCATGGAGAAATTTTGGCCGGGAGTTCGATCACTGCAAGGCGAACAAGAAGAGTTTATAGTCCCCGGGCCTCAACCGCCTCAATGCACCGTATGTAAAAACGAATTGATTCCCGGCCAAACTGCCTACAGAAATGTTGTAGGAAATGTTTTCTGTCTCGCATGCTACATAGGTGATGCCGATTATTACGATTAACTCAAACGAAAGAAAGGAGCACATCATGAGTCAAGAAATCGAAGTCTACGCCATCGGCTGGCGTGAAAACCAAATGTGTAACGGGCATTTTGAATTCAACCGCCCGCTGAATTTGGATGACGAAAACGAAATTAAAGCCTTCGCTCGGGCCGCCTTCGACGGTCTGGGCGCACACCGGATCGCAATCAAAACGGCCCATCCCGATTGGGACAATGTCGACGATCAGGGTGTCATCCGGCGATTTAACAAAAGACCCCGTTAACCTCCCACACACCCCCGCTAGGGGGAGAAAGGAGATAAATTATTATGCCAGCCCTCATTGAACATTCAAAATCTCTACCGCGCTGCTGCGGGCAAGACATGATTGAATTCTATGCCCCGTTTGTAGTGCGTGGTGTAAGCGATCAAAAATTTTCGGCATGGCGTTATAAATGCGCCAAATGTGGGTTTGAATACACGACAGAAGATTACCGAAAAAAATTTTAGAACACCACCCTCACCCCCACCCCGCAGCCGCCTCCCAGGCGGCTTTTTTATGTCCCGGCACAGCTCCGCCCCTTCGGTTACATACCAAATGGTCTCAAACTGGTGATTCGACAACTACTGAACTATTTCCAGAAACCGCTTGAAGCTCCTCACCTCGTAGACCTCGTGGCCTAAGGCGAGGAACTGCAGCCTCAACTGCTTTTGCTCTGCGCTCATCCGGCCCGATGCGCTCTTGAGTTCGAAGAAAACCGCCCGGCCCCCGGGCAGAGCAATTAGTCAATCAGGCCAGCCCACAACTAAAAACCTGCGCGCCTTTGCCGATTGCCGGAAGCACTGGCAGGGATAACCGTGCTCTTTGGCCCACTTCTGGATCTTGCCCTGAAGGTCGGATTCGGGACCGGGGTCGGCTTCGTGCTTGTCGGCGATTTGCCGTTGGCGCCGTGCAACGTATTCAAGCCATTGAGTTTCAGTCCAGCTCATTTCCTGCCCTCGACCTGCTTATGTCTCTTGCCCTCAATGAGCTTCAATTTCGGTTTTTCACAAACATCGATAGGCGGATCAACGAAACCTGTATAATTTCGTGCCGTGTTCTGTGTCTCAATCAGTCCCGGCAGATATTCCAGGTGTTCATCTTTTCGCTCCATGGCTCTGTACCGGTTCACAAATTCCTTTTGCCGCCACGTCCATTCCTGCTCTGTGCAATCCTGGAACTTGCTCCACCCCCCCAAAGAGTCGATCACAGAATGAATCACCGGATCATCGAACCTGACGCTTACGTACTGACCGTGAACCTTGACCGCCCCATCTACCTTGACCCAGGCCATGAGCGCTCTTTCTTCCTGATTGCCCCTGAGCACACTCAGAAAATCCGCCGGCTTAGGGAAAAACCGCGCTTCGGAGATAACGAACTTAAATGCCTTTTCACATTCCGGATCCGTGTACGGCTCGAGTATTTTCCAGTAGGCGTCTCTTAGAATTGCAGTGATTTCCTTGTCGAAAAGCTCACTTAGTAGGGCTATGTACTCACTGAATTTCTTCCGGCTCTTCATCCAACCACTCCTGTAAATTCTGAATAGTTCGCGCTGTCTTTTCCGATACCCGCCCCCGTAACGGATTCGGCATCATAGGTTCATCTTCCCATCTTCGTTGATTCAGGTATGTCGCGGGGTAGGGGATGTATTGCCCGCCGTCTTTGGTCCATTGCTCGGATTGTTTTTGCCATTCGAGTGCGGTGAGGATTTCCTTCAGGGCGGTATGGGGCTGCCTGATCTTTTTCCAGGCTTTTTGAGTTGATCCCTTGCCGGCTTTTCGAGGATAGTGGTCCCAGAAAATCTGAAAGAGGTCATTTCCCGGTCGTGCATCATCGAAAGATGTGCAAGGGTTGTTTTTATCCTGCTCCTGTTCCTGCTCCTGTTCCTGCTCCTGTTCCTGCTCCTGATTAGGCATAGCCTTCGCGAAGGCTTCCGGTAAGGCTTTGCGAAAGGCTTCCGGTAAGGCTTCCAGGTAGGCTTTAACATTCTGTAATAGCAAGTCTTTCTCTTTGCATTCGGGGATATCGTCCAGGCACTTTTCCCATGAGATCACAACGTTTGGGGATTCCGGCGGATTGTATTTGAGGAACTTTGGAAGAGAGAGAAAACAAGCCTTTTCGTTGGCTATTACCATGCCTTTAGATAAGGCTTCCTGAAAGGCTTCCTGAAAGGCTTTCAGTGACCAGCCGAGTTCGGCTGCGAGGCCTGGTTGAGTAGTTCTCATGGCCCCGATAGGGGTCATGTGAGGGTGTGTCAGAAGAAATAGAAATACTAATTTACCTCGGTCACTGAATTGACTGAACTTTTCATCATTCCATATTTTCGGATCGACTTTACGGTACTTCGCCATCCTCTCTCCCCTACCCCTTGAGGTATCCCCCCTCTGTCAGAGTTGTATGCAGCGGTTGGTCATCTTCGCCCCAGCGCTATCCACAAGATCACCGCTCCACAGATAAGCCAAATTATTTCCAAGTCACTCAAACCCCCAGGTCCTCGAGTATCTGTCCGGCCACGGCCTTGTCGCTGTGCCACTTCTCCACGAATGCCCTTCCCCGCCGGCCGATCTCCCGCAGCTCCTCCCGATCCATATCGCATATCCGGATAATGGTTTCGGGCAGCTCCCAGGCGGCCGCGTTGATGAACGGGATCTCTTCCCACATCCCGGGCGGAAGGTGGGGGGCGTCCTGCTCGTTCAGGTAGACTACCACGGGCTTTTCCATAAGGGCGAATTCGCATGCCTGCAGGCCGTAAAAGCCTATGACAAATTGTTCAAGTAACACATCAACTTTCTGATAGATCTCCATGGCATCGGCATGGGCCAGTCTTTCGCCGAACAGGAAAGCGAAGTCGGCACCCTGCATCCGGGCTTTGTGAACGGCGTCCAAGACGAAGCGGGCGCCCTTGGGCTCCCGATGATTGCAGATCATTCCGAAGGTAAGGCGGTTGCTCATCTCAACCCCTCCCACATCATCTCAAACAGCACATAAAGCACTATGACGCCGACGATAAGCACAGGCACCAACGGCAGCAAAGGCACCAGCGCACATGCTTTAAGAATTGATTTCATCACTCCACCTCCACGGGATATGCTAAAAATTTGGATTTATTTCAACACGTACCTTTTTGACGTCTATTGTTTGCTTGCTCTTTTTTCGTTGCCCATTTGCAATTTTCTGGGCTATATCCAGAATTATTATCTATTCGTTCGATTGTATGTTTGTTAGATGGGCAAATCCCCATGTCTCTATAAAAATTTTCAAAATCAGCCCATTCCTTACAAATAAATATCCCCCGACCGCCATAATATTTATAGATTTTAGAATTAGGATTATTACATCTCGTTAAAATTCCCTTCCATATCCTATGTTCTCTGGTTCCAGATTTGCCGTGTGTAGTCATTAATTTTTTAGCTGAGGAAGATCGCAAACATCCACACGACCGAGTATGCCCTGATCTCAAAAATGCTCCAATGACATTGCTAATTTTCCCGCAATCGCACCGGCATTCCCAAAGCAATTCCCTTCCATTGTATTTTCTTTTTCCCGTATTTTTTACCACAGTTAGAAGGCCAAACCTTTTATTTGTTAAATCAATCAACTTTGGCATTTTTTACCTCCAGCGGATATCCTAAAAATTTAGATCGTTCAGGTAGGCCGTGCCACAAATCGGGATTGTGATAGTAAATAACTGAGGCATAGCGGTTCCAAAGTTTGGCTCTTCTTGTTTTTATTCTGTCGGTATAATCAGAATAATAGTTCGGCGGCTCTTCTGTGACATCAGGATAATTTAGCTTTCGTAAAATCCGCCCCTGCCTTGCATCTCCCCCTTGGAAAAGCACAACCAGCTTCTTGCCCAGAAAATGTAAAAGCCGCACATCCCACATAAAATAACTAAAAATGTAGGTTAATTTTGTATAAATAAATCGGAGTTTCGGACCAAACCGGGAACTTGGTCCGTAGCCTATAAAAATAGGGCTCGGCAGTATGGTGGACCCATACGTGAAGATCACGACATCATACTTAAGGGCATGATAGAGCACCCACCAGCGCTTAATTTCGAGCAGGAGCAGGGCCTTCACTCCCCTGCCGCCGATAACCTTGTCGGGCGGCTCCACTTTGTACCCCAGGTAGGATTGAGCGAAGATGATAGTCCGGGCATCGTGGCCCATCTCTCGAAAGCGACGAGCCATGAGGGGGGATACGTTCCCGGCGTCGTGTGGAACGAGTAGAATCTTGATGATTATTTCCTCCCCACCATGCAAATGTTCAATTCCCTTGTTAGCTTGACATCCGTGAATCCTTCTTCGGCAAACCAGCCCTCTATTTCCGCCGGCCGAAATCCATGGTTATATTTTGGATTCAGGGCATCCCACCAGCCGTGGAGGTTCGTCTTGTTTATCCTGTTCGCGCGGGGCCAGAGGTAAGCCGATACTGCAAGGAGCTTACAAAACGGCATCTTTAAGAATGAGGGCAGGTGACGGAAGATAAAGCGGAAGGGCCTGTACTTTGACTGCGTGCGCTCGTTATAGACCATCACAAAGAAATACCCGCCGGGCTTTACCAGTCTTGCGAGTTTCCGAAAAACTAAGTGCGGATTGCTGCAATGGTGGATAACCCCGAAGGAGAAAACAAGATCAAAGTACCCTTTATACTGTCCTAATTCCCACTCATCATTTTCAAGATCGACGCAGAACGTAAGGAGATTGATTTTCCGAGTGGCCCACACCGCTTCAACGCTCACATCGACGGAATAGACAAACGTCCCTAGTTGCTGCAACGCCCAGGTATAGCGCCCCGATCCACATCCGGCATCGAGACACATCTTGCTCTCAAACCATTCCCGGGGGATACCCGTCATTTCCAGGACCTCCGCAACCCGTGCCTGTGTGTGGGCGAGGGCGGGATGATCGGTCAGGTTCTTCCACTGAAAATCGAATTCTGTCATTAGAGTCTCCTCGATTCTACTGAGTTGATCCGGGCGCTGAGCATGGTTTCAATTTGTTTACAATTCAACCCCTTTAAGCCCAACCAACATCTCACTGTTTGAACATGAAGCTGTAGGGTCGGCTCAACCCCTACCCAGTACTGCATGTATTCAGGCACCCACATAAAAGCGGCATGATAAATCTGTGTGAGGCGTCGATAATAATATTCCGTCATCGCCCTCAGCGTATAGTCGGGCCATCCATAATACTCCGGGTCTCCCGGCCTCGGCCTCGGCCTTGAATAGTCCGACAGGTCCCGTCCCTCGTTCGCTCTTTCGTTTGCAAGGGCCTGTTCCGAGAGTTGCCCCCGATCCTTGCACTCTCTGTAGAGGCACCCTGTAATCTCTTCGTGCCACCTGATCATGCTGTCAACAGCGGCTTTCCGTTCCCTGATGAGATACACGAACCTGCACCCGAACTCTTGGTACAGCCAGGGAATCATGGGGCCGTATGTAACATCTTTCTCCCCATATACCTCGGCTTGCTTTAATCCTTGCTTTACCCGCTTGCGAACTGACCTAATCCATTTCGCAACATTGACTTGCTTTCCATCCATCATGTCGCGGGAAATGATTTTGCTTTCCCGGTCGGGTTCAATGGCGCAGATGCAATTTTCAGCCTCATTAAATATTGTTGCAACGGCTGTTGACGCGCTTCTCGGGGCCGATACGATGAAAAATACGCGGTTGTCAGTGTCCATACTCCCTCCGTGCAATGATCACCGTCTCACCGTCCAGGGGCCACGTTCCGATGTCGGTAAATCCTTCATCGACGAGGGCCTGCCGGGCTTGCGAGGGTGAGATGTCGTTGTACCAGCATTGGTGTTGCTTATTGTACGTGTAGGTGTGCTTTTTCAGCTTCGGGAAGAACCCCCGGTAGGCTGTTACGTAAATCCACTGGCGAGACAGCCGGGCATGGGTCCGCAAAAAACGGTCCATCTCGGGAGTGTTGTCTATTGTCCCTTGGCTGAACACCAGGTCAAAAAGGGGCTGTCGGGGATTCCACAGGGTCACATCCGCGCAGTAAAACTCACCGGGATGATTGGCTTGGCAGTATTCAATGGCCTTTTGGGATAGATCGACGCCGGTATAAATCATCCCCATGGACTCAAACCATTCCGGGTAGAACACGCCATACCCGCAACCTATTTCGCAGACTAACGGAAGGTGTTCCGATGGAAGAAAGGTCTTCTTGAACCATCTACAGAATCTTGTATGCTGTCTCATTCGTTCAAGGTGAATCTTCAGGTAGAAGCCCCGATCCGCTTCCTGCCAGAATTTGCCGTAGGGCTTCACTTCTTAATGCTCCTTGCCGGGTTCCCCGCCACTATGTCTCCGCTTTTTACTGACTTTGTTACGACCGCCCCCGCCCCGACCATGCAGCCCTTCCCGAGAGTGATTCCGGGCAGGATGGTTGCATTCGCTCCGATTACCGCCCCGTCCTCAACGATAGTCGGAGGACCGCTCTTCCATGCCCCCCGAGAAGGAGGGTACTTATCGTTTGTAAATGTCACATGGGGTCCGATAAAGACGTTATTGCCGACCTTGACTCCATCCGGGATAAAGGCGTAGGGTTGGATTTTGCAATTCTCCCCTATCTCCACATTGGGGCCGATGAAAATCAGGTCCCGGTATTTCTGATCGCTTCGCATATTCTCGTTGACTCCCTCACGTCTTCGATGCCAACGCCGTTTCCCGCCAGGATCTCCTGATAAACTTTTGTGTGTAGATCCGCAAAACCGCTGTTCAGATCGAACGGCCGGCCGTTTACCTCGAATACCCTTCGGGACTCTCCCTGTTGAGTGGATAACGTCCAATTGACTTTTGCTCGGCCGAAAGTAAGCACCCCGGAAACCAAGTCCTTAAACAGCCGTTCCACTTTAATGGATTCGCACTTGCCGAACAGGTAGGCACACACATCGAACAGATGACACCCGATATTGGTCGCGAGGCCACCTGATTTTTCAATATCGTTCTTCCAGGAATAGCCGTACCACTTGCCCCGCGGGGTCCGGTAATCGATATTGACGATGGCGGGTTCGTCCCAATAGGTGATGACCAGGTCCTTCATTCTTTGTACTTCGGGATGATAGCGAAGCTGATAGAGGCCCCACACTTTGTGGTCCGTCTCTTTTTCAAGCTCCAGGAGAGCGTCGAGGTTATGCTCGTGAGTGACAAGGGGTTTTTCACATATCGCGTTCATACCGTTTCGGAGAGCCCACCGGCAATTTGCATCATGCAGATAATTCGCCGTGACGATAACGCAATAATCAATCTTAACGCCCTGCCGTTGTAGTTTGTCTGCGTATCTATCAAATCGCTCAAACTCTGAAAAATATCGAGCCTGCGGAAAATAATTGTCAATCCATCCCACAGAATCACACGGGTCAATAAAGGCTAATAGATTTCCGCCCACGTCTTTTATGGCTTTAGTATGACGAGGGGCAATATAGCCCGCTCCAATCATTACAAAGTTAAGGCCCGCTCTACCGTCCATCCTTTTTTTATCCTCTGCTGTAAAGTCCCGTACGGGATATTTAACTTCCGTGCCCAGTCAGCAATACACATAGATAATCCATTAAAAGTTAAAACGACATTTTGGCGCGTGTTGGTTTGCTGTTTAGTAGACAAAATCCACCTACAATTCTCTTTGCGATAGTCTCCACTTGAGTCTATTCGATCAAGGCTTGTTCCCTTTGGCCTCTCACCCATGTCAGCAAGGAAGTTTTCAAAGTTTAACCATCTTTCACAGACCTTAATTCCTTCTTTGCCATACCATCTAAAGGCTTTATTTTTAGGGTTTAAGCATCTTTCTTTCATTCCGCGCCAACTCTGATATGTGGATGAAGGTTTATTTAAGCTATGCCCGTGCTTTAATTGTGTCTCTCTTGCCCGATCTCTTTGATAGCACCCACAACTTCGAGTGCACCCAGACTTTAGCCTCCCGGTAATAACCATAGTCTTTTGTCCGCAATCACATAGGCATTCCCAAATTACATGTCTCTTTTTAATTCTACCCGCGTCTCTTAAAACAGTTAATCTGCCAAATTTCCGACCTGTTAAATCCTCGTACATTTCAAAACGGCCTCCACGTCAAAGGATTCGGATGGATGGATAACTGCACCCGCGCCGGATGATATTTGAAGCAGTGAATCAGGGCTTCCCTTAATCCTGTGCGCATCGGATGGTCCCACAGTTCATGCTCAAAGATCTCTTCGGTGCTGGCTGTGGCAGACCAGACGCCCATGGAATCGGTGATAAAGAGATCCCATGGATTCAGGTACGACCAATTGTGCTCTTTTATAAGCCTTCTCTTTGCCCCCGCTTGGTAAAGTTTCGGGGTGCCGTGCGTCGAATGGAACAGGTGACACGCCCACGCAAAAAAACCGCTCTCATGCACCCCTATCAACGCCCCTTTGGCGATGAAGAGATATTCCTTGTCGGTTAACTCGAAGGGCGTAAAATACCTTGCCTGCCACCCCATGCGGCGCTCTATGTCGGCCATCTTAAGAGCCGTCCTCACATGATCCGGGCTGTCTATATCGTGCCGGATGTCCAGTTCCCCGCAATGGTCCTTGAGGGTCTGGACGAGATTTACGTAGCTCGTTCCGTCATAGAAGATGAAGTCCCGGGGGCGGAATTGAGATCGGATGTATCGTAAAGCGTTTTTTATCATAACGTCCTCCCTTCTCCTTTCCACTGGTCACAGGTTATACATGGTCCCTCCGGATAGTTCTCCCGCACTTCCCGCAGGGTATCCGAGCTCCAAATCTCCTCAAGGGTCTGCCTGTTTGCGTCCAGGACCTCCAGCGGCCAAGTGTGCCAATCATAGCAGCAGCGGGATATTGACCCGTCCCAGGCAATTACAAGATCGGTCAATAGGCGATGGCAGATTCCTCCTCTTTCCGTCTTTTCCGCTGGTATCTCCTGTCGAGCAAGTCGGCCAGCCACCCCGTCAGCAGTATGCTCCCGATAAATGCGTACAGAATCAGCACACCGCAGATCCTCAACAGCCACCCCAGTATCTTCTCCGTCAACCATAGAGCCTTGAACATGGGTATCACCCCCTTTCCGGCTGAGGATGTCCTTCAACCCCTCGAGACTTTCCTTGCCGTGAATCGATACGTTTATACTCCTCAGGCACCTGAACTCATCCGCCCCCAGAACATGCGGCATCGTGCCGTTGGTTGCCAATACGACATCTTTTGTCCTGAGATACGACCGTCTGATCATGTGGGGCAGGATTTCAGCCAGGGTGGGCTCTCCGCGCCAAACGAGTACGATAGTGGTTCCGGGTTCCACCTCTCCAAGGATCGATTCAAAGAGCGTGAGGGACATAACCCCCAGGGGCATTTCGACCCAATTCCGGGGACACATCTTACAACTCAGGTTGCAGATGTTCGTCGGCTCAAGAATGAGGTTCTTGATTTTTAAGTCCATGCGCCTTGCTCCATGCCAGGTTTGCGTAGTGCCTCATGGCTATTCTGGGATCACAGGAAGATGGCAGCCCGAAATGCTTTCCGAGCAGCTCGTTGTACTGCGTGAACGCAGGCGGTTTTGCCGTAAGCCGCAAGAACTGCTTTGGGATTCGCCCGACGTAGCAATCCCGGAGGATGTTCTTGAACGGCGGCTGGTTGAACTGGAGGAAACACTCGGGCGATTTATACCGGACGATCTCATACCACGGGGCGTAGTAATCGATGTCCACCAGGTCGGCCGAGACCTCCCATACCGGATTGATCCACCCGATCTGTGAGGCCCACCCCTCGAAGTATCCCCGATCCGGATAGCCAAATATCTCGTCCGCCCCCTCTCCGGTGAGGATTATGTCACAGCCGTCCTCTTTCGCCTTTGAGCATATGGCGGCCGGCCACACGTTGTAGTGCGGTTTCGGCATGAAGGCATTGACTTTGACCATCCAATCCCAGAGGTTTTCAAAAGGAATGTATTTGTGCTCTACCTCGTAGTAGTCTGCGATCTCTTTTGCCCGGCCATCGTCTGAGGAGGTCCCGAATTGGACGGTATAGGCGGTAAGCCCGATGTACATTTCGCTTTTGCTTACCTCATATAGGACGGTCGTACTGTCCAGACCACCCGACAGGCACACGGCAACCTTCTTTCCTTCGGTCACTCTACTTACAAACTCAGCCATCTTTTCATCGATTCTCATTTGCGTTTTTCTCCTTCTGTTCTTTGATGTATTCGTAAATTTCCCGGATATACGGGCCTCTCTGGGTGAACCAGAGGTTGTCCTCGTCAAAAAACCTACCCCGGTCCCAGATATAACCGCACAGGTACATCAGCGATAAAGCACAGGCGGCCAGGGCGGGGAGGATCCAGATATAGTGATTTGAAATACCAAAGACATTTCGAAGTGTGAGCCATACAAGCATAAGGGTATTGCCTATACCGATCAAAATGGCAAGTTCCTGATAGCCCTTAAGCAGGCGATTGCGGTGATGGACGTAATGGCGGCGGAGGGTGCGAAGCATCCTATGTTCCTTTTCTGGCTATTTTGAACGCTCCATTAACCCTTTTTCCTTCGATCTCGATCCCTTGTTTTTTCAGTTCTCTTCGTATCCGTTTTCCTTGCGGACACGCCCTGCAGTCCTGAAAGGATGGGGTGTCCGAGTCCGTTGATGAGTACACCTTGTAGGTGGTCTGAATCTGCCGTTGGACGAAACGGATCTTCAGCAGGCGACAGCGGTGACGTTCGCAAGTGAAGAATACGGGACGGGATAGAAGGGATTCCAAGTATTCGATTCTTGACATTTTCTCTCCCGATTCTATAATGCGCCCATACCGAGTCACCATGCGTGAAAAACCCCTTCTCACAATCATCAAGTGGACCCTGTTTGCCCTCTTCTGCGTAGCAGCTGTGCTGCTCGCCGAGGCGCTCTGGCTTGCGACAGGTCCATCTTGGTGATATCCATTCTTGGAGGTTGACATGAATCGTTCTGCCAACGCCCCCCCCTACCGATCTATCCGCAGATTTTTCAAATGGACCGCTTTTGTTATTATCTACCTGCTCGCGTTAGCGAGTGCGGTCTGGGTAGCTGTGTTTGTGTCTTGGTAAGTAGTTAAAATAATTCTTTTTGTTCCATGGTGCTTGATTGATGGTTATTTAGAATTACCGGGATATCATCTTTTAGGTTAATTAACCGGAATCCGACTTCCGCTTGGATAATCGTTATTGGAACACAAAAACCCCATGTATCATTAAGCTGGATATGCCTTTTTTGCTTTTTCAGTTCAAATTCAAATATTCGCCCCGGCCAGCCGAATCTATTTGTCTGACGAAATGCCCAATGGCGCAATTTTGGAAAAGACATACAGTAAAGGTGCCGTTCTTTTAAAAACTGGTAAAACAGAAGATCCGTGTTGAGCTTAAAAAGCCAGCCCGGATTAAACCGGCTCAGGTTGCTCCAATATTCTAAAAAGAAATTTCCATGCCTGTTTTCATCCTCAGTTTTCAATTCAAACGCCCAACACTTCTCATCCCTGTAATCATTGAACAGTCCGTCTCCTATTGTTTCTTGTAGAAATTTAGATAAATCACCCTTGTCGGTCACAACAAATTGTCCATTTCTAGCGTATTGCTTTAAGAATAATTTCAGGTCTTCCCATCCTCGGGCTTCGATTTTTCTGCAATCATCAAACGATGTTCCGAAGGGCTTGGTCATTAAATATTGTCCTCTCTATTTCATTTCCCCACACGGTCCA